ATAGCAAAACATATCGACAGCCGGAAAGACGGCACTTGGTCGGGTTGCCTTAGTGGTGGCTATCTTGCAGGTTCGAGTCCAGCCCCGACCACAAACCGCCCCGAATGCTGCCGCGAGAGATTCGCGGAGCGGAGTGTAGTTGCGTGCCGTGAGGGTCGCAGATGTGCCGCATGAAACAAAGGGGCGGTTTATTTTTAAAATGCAACATGGAAACACAAAACAAGAAACCACGCGATTATCAGGAAGCGATCAGCACCGAAGCTGCCGACATAATGGCCGCGCATGGGGCTGTATATTTGGCTATGCAGGTGCGGACGGGCAAAACCATAACGGCCCTGATGGCAGCATCCAAATACGGCGCGCGGCGCGTGCTGTTCGTGTCGAAGCTCAAAGCCCTCGACAGCATCCGCTTCGATTATTCCGACGTGCTTAATGGGCAGGCCATTGAAGGCTATAAATTGGAGGTGACCAATTACGAAAGCCTGCACAAGCTGGTGCCGGTGGATTATGACGTTTTGATTTTAGACGAAGCGCATGGCCTGGGCCAATACCCGAAGCCGTCGCAGCGGGCGGAACGGATCCGCGAAATATGCACCCGACAGGCGAAGCGACCCGCGGTCATCTACCTGAGCGGCACGCCGACCCCTGAAAGCTATGCGCAGATGTTTCACCAGTTTTGGGCATCGGCCGGCGGCCCGTGGGGCAACTACAAAACGTTCTACCAATGGCATAAGGACTACGGCAAACCTGCAGAGCGGTGGCTCGGGCAGCGCAAAGTAGCGGTATATGATGACGTACCAGCCGGGCCGGTCATGGATGCGGTTAAGCCGTACCTGATCACATGGACGCAAGAGGAAGCGGGGTTTGAGTGTGTGGTGCGGGAGCAGGTGGAAACCGTTCCCATGCCGGCCATCATCCGCCGCGGGATTGACCTGCTGCGTAAGGATGGGGTCATCATTATGAAGGACGGCGATACCATAGAAGGCAGCGAGGCGGTTAAAAAACTGGGTAAAACGCACCAGCTATGCGGCGGCACCGTTATAACAGACGGCGGGCGGCGGCTTGTGCTGGACACATCGAAGGCGCAATGGATAGCCGACCGATACGGCGCGGCACGGGTTGCGGTGTTTTACAAGTACCAGGCTGAGCGCGAAGCAATCGAGCAGGTGTTGGGCAAGGGCTGCGACACCGCCGAGCAGTTCAATCAATCGGGCGGCGCGGCGCGCATATTCCTGCAGATACAGTCAGGGCGCGAAGGCGTGAACCTGAGCAGCGCGGACGTGCTGATTATGTATAACGTAGACTTCGCAGCCGTCAGCTATTGGCAGGCCCGCGCGCGCATGCAGTCCATGAACCGATCGGAGCCGGCATTAGTTGTATGGCTGCAGTATGCCGGCGGCATAGAGCCGCGCATCCTCGAAGCGGTGCGGGACAAACAGGATTATACCGTCAGGTATTTTGAGCGGGATTTGTTCGGGGGGAAAATATAGACAGACAGATACAAACCAAATGATACACAAATGACATACGAAGAATTTATCGAAAGCAAGCGGCACCGGGGGGAAGACCACGGTATCGAGCCGCGATGGATGCCGGACACGCTGTTTGACTATCAAAAGCACGTCACCGAATATGCTATCCGCAAAGGCCGCTGTGCCGTATTTCTGGATACCGGATTAGGCAAGACGATTATCCAACTTACCACGGCTGTAAATTACCGGATGCACACCGGAAAGCCGGTGCTAATTATTACCCCTTTGGCAGTTGCGTTTCAGTTTATCAAAGAGGCGCAAAAGTTCGGGATAGATTCAGTAAGCTATTCCAAGGATGGGCGTATTGAATCGGATATCGTGGTGTGCAATTACGAGCGATTGGAAAAGTTTCGGTCTGAGGATTTCGACTGCGTGCTATTGGATGAATCAAGCATCCTGAAAAACTTTGACGGGGCTATCAAAAGTCAGATAACCGGATTTCTCAAAAAAGTAAAATACCGGTTCCTGTTCACTGCTACCCCTTCGCCTAATGATTACATCGAATTAGGCACAAGCTCCGAGGCCTTAGGGTACATGGGATATATGGATATGCTGGGTAAGTTTTTTAAGAACAACAACAACAGCATAGATCCAGCGCATCGCGGGGTTGAATGGTATCTAAAACCGCACGCAGATCGCGATTTTTGGCGATGGGTTACCAGTTGGTCAATATCCTGCAAAAAGCCGTCCGACCTGGGTTATAGCGATGGGCGTCACAATCTGCCGGAATTGCACGAAATACAAACCGTGCTGCGAAATGAAACGCCGTTAATAGTCAATGGGCAAACGAGCCTATTTACGCGCCCTGCTTTGAGCTTTGCAGAGATAAAAGCAGAGGTACGGGCAACCCTGAACCAACGCTGTGAAATGGCCGTAAAAAAAGCGCTGCAGCACGAAACGTCTGTCTACTGGGTGAATCTTAACGATGAGACCGACCTGATTGGTAAAATTGACACGAACGCGGTCGAGGTTAAGGGTAACATGAAGATAGACCAAAAAGAGGATATTTTAATGGCATTCAGTAACGGCGAAATTAAAAAGCTGATTACGAAGACCAGTATTACCGCCTTCGGCCTAAATTGGCAGCACTGCAACCATGCGACATATTTCCCAACCTACAGCTACGAACAATACTACCAGGCTGTGCGAAGGTTTTGGCGCTTTGGTCAGACGCGGGAGGTGTTTATTGACCTGATCCTGTCGGACGGCCAAATTAAGATAATGGATAGCCTGCTGGTAAAAAAGGATAAGGCAATCCGGATGTTTGAAAACCTTACAAAGCAGGTGAACGACGGTTTTAAGATCGAAACAAAAGGCTTTGACAAATCACTCACACTACCTAAATTTTTGAACCCATGATAAAAGAACAGCAGATCACAGACACCTACGCAATCTACAACAGCGACTGCATGCACGTTATCCGCGAATTGCCGGATAAGAGCGTTGACCTATCGGTCTATTCGCCGCCGTTTGCCGGGTTGTACAACTACAGCAGCCATGAAAACGACTTCAGCAACTGCGAGACTAAAGAACAATTTTTGCAATGAAAAGTACGGCATGGAATACCATAACCGGATAACAGTATGGAAGGAGCCGCTGAAGGTTAGGATCCGCACAATGGTGCAAAGCCTAATGCACAAATTCATAGTCGAAGATGCGACCCGGTGTTTTACGGCAATGCCTGATTACGTCCTTATCTTCAAAAAGCGCGGCGAAACGGTAACGCCGGTTACCCATCCGAACGGGCTTAATGATTTTGAGTATTTTGGCGATGTGCCGTTTCTTGATGCACACAAAGAGACCTACGGCGACTACAAAGCGTTTCGCGCGAAATGGGCAACGTTTGAGGGTGACCAACGTGAAAACAAGTTATCGCATCTTACATGGCAGCGTTACGCGTCAAGCGTGTGGGATGACATTCGCGGGGACGTTGTTTTGCCGTTTAAGGATAGCCGCGAAGATGACGATGAAAAGCATGTACATCCGCTGCAGTTGGATGTTATCGACCGCATAGTCTACCTTTATACAAATCCGGGGGAACTTGTTTTGACGCCTTTTATGGGTGTAGGGTCTGAGGTTTACAGCCCTGTAAGCATGGGCCGTAAGGGTATCGGTATCGAACTGAAAGAAAGCTATTACAAACAGGCGGTGCAAAATATGGCCCTTGCAAAAGATCGTTTCAAGCACCTTAATCCGCAAATGGCCCTCGAATTATGAAGGCTAAGTTAGAATCAGCAATCCAAGCCGCTATCCGCTCCGAGCTAACCGCCCGGGGCTGGATGGTGGCAAAATGCGGGGCCATGTCCGTCAACGGATGGCCTGACCTGGTAGCGATACGAGGCGGGCGTACCGTATGGATTGAAGTTAAGCGGCCCGGCGGCGTGCTGTCGGCAATTCAGATGCACCGGCACAACCTGATGCGCAAAGCAGGGGCAGAGGTGTACACGGTTGAGGGTGTGGCAGAGGCGCGTGCGTTAGATGGGTTGAGATGAACCGCATTATAATCGACGCGAACAAGCGCGCCCTGGTTCAGTGGAAGCAATACCAGGCGCGGATATGCACAGCGGATGAACTGGCAGAGCAGCGCCGGTCACCGCGGGCGCATGGTGAGGCGGTTATCTGCGGGCAAATATCCGGCGGGCTGGAGGTTGTAGACGTGGATGCTAAGTATGACCTGACAGGGGTACTAAAAGAGGAACTGCTGGGTGCGATACCGGCGGACATATTGGCCCGGCTGCATATCGTGCAAACCGGCGGGAAGCGCGAACCGGAAAAGCGGGGGTTGCACCTATATTATACCTGCGAATCGATCGAAGGCAATC